CACGGTCTTGAGGCTGTTCTTTCGGACAATAAAAAGAAAGGCTCCTCCGTCTTCGTTAAGACAGACGAGCTCCTGCTGCAACGGGAAGTCAGTCCTACTGACCCCAGTCGTTTCTCGGTAAAAATAAAGCCGCGCGCCGTAGTCTCTGTCACGGAGAATATGCAGGCAGAGGCCGGTCCTCCCATCGCGGAGGCCACCCGCCGTCTCCACTTCTTATGGCCCCTTGCGAGTGAGGCCATAACGTCTGACGATGTCGCTCGTCCTGATGATCCGCCCGCGCCCCAATATTGCGCTGTCTCACGACACCACCCCACTCCCGTCGCCATTCGTTTATCTTATGGCGGAAAGGCCACCGGGCCAGGTTTGAGTGCTTGGGCTACAGACAGCCACGCGCAGGACCCAAACACCATCTCCATTGTCGTTGCCGGAGATGATAACTCCTGGATCGTCAAACTCGCAAATCGCTCCCTGTACATATGGTTGGACGCTAGTATGTTCGACCAATCCGAGTCAATGGGACCCCTCCGCTTTCAATGCGAGGGTATGCGTGTTCTCGGCATGGCCCCCGAGACTATCAACGCTATGTTCAAAGGTTACTCCGCTGACCTTATTGCCTACCCTAAGAGCGGGGGCAGGCTTCGACTCAAACGCCCCTTCGGCTTTCGCGACACCGGTGGGGGAGACACTTCCTTCGGAAACGGATTTGTCATGGGAACCAGTTCTCTGTTCGCAGTTAACCGAGCTATCACTAAGGGGGCCTTCGACCCCCTCCGCTCCGCTGACACTGACGCCAACGCCACCGTATTCTTTGAAGCCCTTCTCGAAGGTTTTAAGCACCTCGGCTTCAAAATGACTGGCGATTGGTCTTGGCAGCTCAGCCAAATGGAGTTCTTGAAAGGTGCTTTCTTTCTGACTTCAGCTGGTTATCTGTGGACCTTGCTCCCGTCCCGCACCATCAAAGCCGGAAAAACCACCAAACTTCCTTCAAAAATGTATCCCTTGAAGGGAGTTCCCAAACAAGACCGCATGCGTCTCGGATCTCTCATGTTCCTATACGACCAAGCTGTCCAGGTCAACAGCTACCCAGCTGTGCCAATTTTGCGCGCCTTCGCCAAGCGCCATCTTTCACTCGCTTCTCATCCGCTCGTGTTGCAGCACGGTATCCGGCGAGCCCACAACTCGTGGTCCTCCCTACTCGGAAATTATAAGCCGATAGGTTGGGCTTCGTCAGTCCCGCAGATTGACGAACAGAGCTTGATGGATTTCATGGCCACACGCTACGGCTTGTCCGCAGCTGAGGTCCGATCCATTGAGAGGATGTATGAGGAGCATCCCGATGAACCATTCCTTTTCATCGAACATCCCGCCTTCGAGCTTATGGCTCGACGGGATTACGGCTAAATGCCGTCAAGGCGCCTCCCCTCTGAGGGGGGGGGAGGCGCCTTAAGGAGCAGGGCTTAACCCCATATTCAAGACTAGCGAATTCAAACAAGTCCCTAATGAATGGAAAAACTTCGAAGAACCCCAACCGCCGCACCCGCCGCCCACGAGCAGGAGGAGCTAAAGCTACTCCGCGAGATCCTCCAAGAAATAAAGGAACTCCGGACCAGCTTGCATCCCTCCTCTCAATTGCCAAGCTCGCTAACCAGCGCAGCCAGCAGCGTGGCTCAAGGCGCCGATCTAACCTCCCTGCTCCCCGACCTTCTAGGAAAGGCGGGAGGAGAACTAATGGAGCTCGTACCAGAGCTTCTAACGTTCCTCCTATAGCTCGGAACATTATTGGCCCTGACGGAGACTTCCCTGTTGCCCGATCTGTCTTCCACCCCACCCGTGCGACCTACGACTCTTCTGTCGGTAGGCGCTTTGCAAAGATGAGCAAGTCCTCGGACGAGCAGTCTTTCACTCACGACGGTGCCCCCTTAGCTGAGGGCATCAATGTGCAGTACCATGGGTCGGATGAACACGAAGAAATCAGAAAGGATGGCAGGCACACTCTCCTCTCCGGTCGCGTCTACATGGGTTCTCTTACCGGTCCCGCCTCTGCGGGTATCAACCCCTTGGCTACCCAGCAGGTGAATACCGGGTCCCATCTCATGACCTTTGACTTATCTCCCTCCGCTTTAGGAGGTCGAGTCCTATCACTGGCCCGAACCTTTCAGCAGTTCAAATTCAAGCGCTTGCGCGTTATGTATGTTCCTACAGTCTCCGCTCAGACAGATGGCGGCATCATGGTGTATTTCACCAATGAATTGTCCGTATCTGGAGTGGTCACCGGCGACACGGAACTTGCTCACGTTACAGCTCTTGGAAACACTTTCCAAACGGTAGTTTGGAAAGCTGAAGGGTGAGATTTTGACATCAGTGAAATTGTCAAAAGGTATGACGGATCCTCTTCATCTGCCACTGTGTCCAGTCAAGGCATAGTTGGCGTCCTGGCAGCTGGCGCTCTCGACTTTGCCACGCACCCATCCATGGGAAATTTCTTTGTTGATTACGAGGTAGAGTTTTGGGCTCCCCACTTGTCCTTAGCTATTCCCACGCGTGAAAATGTCTTTGTACATTATCTGTCGTCAGCTGTTGTCGGCGCCATCGGCGATGATCGCCCCGTGCAATGCATCGTGAACCCTAACGGTAACAACCCGCCTCTCCAGGCCGGAGTCCTTTCCGGTTCCATTCAACTCCCCACCACCGCTTCAGACCTTTACGATCTGGTCGACATGGTATTCGTCGGCACCTTTGCCGCCCCCTATGTCACTACAGCACCCTATGACGTCCAGTCTTGGACCGTTCGTGACCCCACCGCCAATTATCTGGCCAATCTTGGGGTGGCCGGCACTTCCATTTACGGAAGAGTCGCGCCCGTCACAAGTGGTCCCAACACTGGTCTCTTCATTTTCACCGCCTTCTCAAATTACGAGGCCGCACGTGATATGGAGGGAGTCTACATCCCTGGCTCTGCTGTTGATTTCGACATTAACGCCCTCGCCTGGGAGGACCGTGATTTCACTGGTTCTTCCGCTTCGCTTTGGGCAGGCACTGG